GTCTCGACAACTCTGCAACTTATTAGCGGCAGTGACACACGGTTAAAAACAGTTTGTTTCCCGTGGCAGTCATGCCGCTATCTTGGTTTTTAGACTGCCACACAACCCAACAAGGGCAGTCGAAAATGAAGAGCGCGAAAGCACTAGCAGACGAAATTCAGGCCTTGCAAGCCAAGGTCCAAGCGATTCAAGCAATCGCAACCCAAGAGACCCGCGAATTGCTCGAAGATGAGCAAGCCGAGATTGATACCATCCTCGGGACCGAAGGTAAGCCGGGCCAGATCGAGAATCTCGCCAAGCAACGCGAACGGGCGATGAAGATCGAGCAAGCCGTCTCCAACACGGTTCGACAACACGTTGACAGCCAGCCTCTTGCAGGGGCCACCTTTCGAGTCCCGGCAACGGCTCGGGCAACCAAGCCCCTAGCGGTGTTTACCGGGCCGGATGGAGAGGCCGAAGCTTTCCGCGTCGGCAAGTTCTTCCAAGCCCATTTCGGCAGCGAATCGGCCAAGCAATGGTGCAAGGATCACGGCGTACAAAACACGCTCCAAACCAACGATCCAACCGGGGCCGGTGTTTTGGTTCCCCCTGAGTTTGTGGCCGGCGTCATTCGGCTGGTTGTCCAGTACGGCGTGATTCCACGTTACGCCTTTGTTCGCAACATGGTTTCGGACACCTTGACCACTTCGCGACGCCTTACCGGGATGCGAGCATTCCCAGTTGGCGAATCGAAGGAGATTACGCAATCCCAAGCGACCTACGGGCCGTTGAATCTCGTCGCTCGCAAGTGGGGGACGCTTACCAAGGTCTCCAGCGAATTGAGCGAAGATTCTACCATCTCGATGGCCGAAGAAATCGCAACCGAAGCGGCTTTGGCTCACGCCTTGGCAGCAGACGAAGCTGGCTTCCTTGGCGATGGGACCGGGGCTTATCACGGCGTCGTAGGTCTTGCCAATGCACTTGCAGCCGGATCGGTTGTTACGGCGGCAGCAGGGCAAAACACGGCGGCAACGATCACTATCGCGATGTTCCAAGAGGCTCTTGGCAAGTTGCCTGAGTTCCCCGGGATCAATCCGGCTTGGTTTGTCTCCAAGCCTGTTTGGTCGAACGTCATGGGGCGCCTTCAATTGGCCCTCGGAGGGAACAACAAAGAAGACCTCGGGCAAGGGCCGGTAACTCAGTTCCTCGGCTACCCGGTTGTATTCTCTGAGGTCTTGCCAAAGACCATCGGGGCATCGACCAAGTTTGGTTACTTCGGCGATTTGCGAATGGCATCTACCCTCGGATTGCGTCGCAACTTCGAGCTAGTCGGTGACGTTTCGCGGTACTTCGAGACCGACGAAATTGGCTTCCGATCGACCATGCGATGGGATTACAACGTCCACGAGCGCGGCGACGCAAGCAACCCAGGGCCAATCCTCCAATTGGTCTCGGCATCCTAACCCAACCCAACAAAAGAAAGTAGGTGACCTGTGAATCCTTTGCACTATGTAAAATGCGTTCCGGCAATCAAGCCGGCGGCCATCATCGATAACGCTTCGGCTACGGCTGAAGTTATTGATTGTCGAGGTTTCGATTTCGCTTTGATCGTGCTCCAACTCGGAGCGACTGACATCGCGATGACGGCTTTGAAGCTCCAGCAAAGCTCCACTAGTGGCGGCGTTTATGCCGACATTACCGGAGCGACGTTTGCCGCTGGAACGGGCTACAACGGAGCTACGCTTGCCTTGCCAAGTGCGACCGACGACGGGCAGACCTGTGCCTTCATGGTTGACATGCGAGGCCGTGAGCCGTTCCTGAAGGTTGTCGCGACCTTCGGCGATGGCTCTAGCGGTGGGTTCATCGCGGGCGTCGCTGTCCTCGGTCTCGGCAAATTGCCTCCGACGACTTCAGCGGGTGTTGCCGATGGCGATGTTTGCTTGGTGATCTAATGATCGTCGAGCTGCTGACAATGTGGAGAGGCTTTCCCGCTGGCTCAAGGCTGGAAAGCCTCTCCGATGGCGTGGCGTTGATTTTGATTCAAAGGGGTGTTGCAAGTGCGAT